GGAACTCAATATCCTCAGTCAAATTGCGTCGTCGTGGACGTGGCATAGTCCTCCCAAAGTGTCACACTGACTTTACCACAATTTTATTGCCTGTACTCAAACTACCTATCTTCATTAGGTGGGCGCTCAATGAAAGATGACGGCACCTCACCCTCTGTGGGAACTTCTACGGGAACCCACGCCCGCGAATATTCATACTTTTGTAAATTTTTTTTCTTAATTAGGTCTCCCGTGAGCAGTAGTTCCAATTCGTCATCAGACATGGCAAGAATTGCCGCCAAATCGCGCTCCCCGTATTTAGCGGAAACAATTATTTTGTTTACAACCGAACTTAGGCGCACGGGATGCACGAATCCACGCGCACGGTTTAAGCGAACATGTAAAACCATGGCATCAATCTCGTCCACATCATGAAAAACGACAGGGATTAAGTCACCATGCTTTTTACGAAACCGCTCATCCGTGCACACGACATTCCATCGCTCCGAGCCGTCAATAATTGAATTGTCAGAAACCCGAACAACAATTGGTTGCAGCCATCCCGATTCGGTCAACGATGTTTTCAATAACAACAAGTCGGGTCGCAAAATGCTTGTGGCTCGCCATTCGGGTGGACGAACTGCCGTTTTGGGCAACATTTGAATTTTCATTGGAAATCATCTCCTTGTTCTAATGCTTTCATCCGCATGGTGTGTGCTCTTGTTTTCGGTCCTACAGGTGTTGGGGTTGATTGATGGAACTCGTTCAGCAAAAGGGTGCGTATTAGATATTCAAGAGGAAAACCGAACGGGTCTACCGCACGTTTCTTTCTAAATTTGGATGCAAAAGCCATCGCTTCAATTTTTATTCCTTCTGACAACATGTTGTCATCTATGCATCGTTTGACCCCGTCCCAGTTGTCCGAAGCGTAGGAAGCAATAAGCGTCTCAATATCAAAATACTCCCAATAGCGACGCTGTGCGTCAATCTGCGGAAAACACCTGACGAGGGCATCGTAAAAATCTGGTTCCGTCATAATCACATCGCTCATACGCCTAGCAGCGACAGAATGCAAAGGAATACCGACACGAGAATTGCTTCCGCTAACAAGGGCATAGTCATAGTATTTGCAGTACTCTGCGCCGTGCTCAACGGCAACAAACTTCATTACATCGTCAGCCGTCCAATCGTAAATTATTTTTGCAAACTTCAACGGAATGGATTTCGGTAAGAGAAAAGGCGTGACAATATAATTCTCGTGAAGTTTTTGCACACATGACCTGTAGCGAACCATTGACTCGTTTGCGCGGACACCAGTTATGAATGCAGTCCGTCCTTTCTTGCCCTGCATCGTGTAGTAATCAACAATCTTTGGTGATGGTTGAGAATGGTCAAAACCAAAGTTTTTACCCGTTATCGCCCACGGCGGAATAGAACGCGTAAGACGACCCTCTTCTTCTCTCTGCTTTGACCACAGCAATAAATATTCGCGCCGACCAAGAACCCACACCTCCTGTGAAGACGGCAGGCAATACCACTCCATGTCAACCCAGGAATAATTGCGAACCGTATTTACAAATTCAATAACAGATGGGCTCACCATTTCTTCATCGCGAAAAATCACTTTTACGGGTCCGAGACTCCGTTCCTCGTGAATTTCTTTGGCGAGATACAAAATTGCGGTTGAGTCTTTCCCACCCGAGAACTGCACACAGACGGTATCAAAGGTGTCGTAAACATGCCGTATTCGTTGTCTCGCGGCATCAACGCAAGAAGTATCCAAAAACAGTCGCCGTCTCGCCACACGGCGATACTACTCGTTCTAGAAGATTAGTTGCGGATATTCGTTCCGTCCAGCGACCTATCGTCCTCATCATCAAGGTGCTGTTGGGCATCCTCAAAAACCCATTTCCCTGTCAGCGTTTCCCATAATGCTTCGTCTAAAACGGTCGGCTCAAATTCGTACTCTTCCATCAACTGCTTGTGGCGCTGAATGGCTTTTCGGAAAAACTCAACTACCGAACCATCGGTTGAAAGAGTTCCATTTTTTGCGAGAATAAGTTTTGCAACATCATCAACACGCTTATCCACATGGAATCGGAAACTTGAAATCTTACGCTTCCGCTCTTCCAAATTCCGCGTGCTTTCGCTAATTCTGTATTTTCCTTCTTCCCCCATATCGGAGAATCGCTCAACCACGCCAGCCAATTGTTTCTCAATACCAGTAACTTGATAGTTGAGACTGTCTGCCAAGGCGGTCAGGGCACGATGCCAACGCTCAAGATTCTTGCTCTCGTGGAGAAATTTAACCCCGTCTACATTTGCTCGCTTCTTGACCTCTAGCGCTACGAGTTGGGCAAAATCTTCATCGTTCATATTTGGTGTCACTGCGACCTGTCTATTGTTCTTTTGGTGATAATAACCACGTGAATGGTTTGATTCTTTAATCCTATACAAATCCTCGTTATACATGGTATTTATATTCCCCTTGTTGTTATTTGCTCCAAACAGGGCAAATAGTTTTGAAGTGACACCAACCGCATAATGGGCTTGGCTTGGCTTCAAAAACGCCCGATTCGCATCGTTCGTCAATCATTGCCCTAGTTGTAACAATTTGTTGTTTGACTCTCTGAATATCGTCTTCTGTTGGAACACAAGAAAGCCTAACCCCCTCTTTTAGGTAGAGCAAGTCCAAGTTGCCTATCGGTTTATTAAACTCGTCACTTGTCAAAATTCCATAGATAATCAGTTGGTCAAATTTGTCGCCCTGCCACTGTCGGCGAGGTACCTTTCCTGTTTTGTAGTCACTGATATTGACTCTTCCGTGTTTATCTATATTCCAACGGTCAATGATTCCCTTGACCATTACACCGTCAATTGCTCTATTGAATTCGGTTTCCGTACCGTCAAAATTTATTGTTTGAGGGTCTTCCAATCTCCAAACATTTTCTAAACAAAACCATATTTGCCATCGCATATCCCTGATTTCTTCCTGTTTGTTACGGACAGCCTGCCCTGCTTCATCTTGGAATTTAGCCCAAATATCACCAGCCAAGTAGCGAGCCATCTGAACAGTGCGCTCGTCTGGATGTAATTTATAGAAAACTTCAAGAATCTCATGAACAATGGTGCCGACCAAAGTGGCGAATGTGGCAGGTTCTTTTATTCCATCAATCCGAGAATATTTATATTTAAGTGGACACTGGTGAAATGTGGAAATTGAACTTGCCGATAAGTAATCAGGTGCCTTAAGGGTCAAATTATTCGCCTGTTTCTGCCATTGTGCCACCAAATTTAAGCCGTACGATTTCCGCACTGATGATATTCAATTCTTCAGCAGTCATTTCGGAAAGTTTTTTTTGCGTGCCCTTGCTGTGGTCAGACCAAAATGCCTTGACTTGCTTCTTTGATTCATCATCCAAAGAGTCGAACATTTCTTTGACCTGCACCGATTGAGACGCGGACGAAGAAGCGGACTGTGTCGGTGATGCCTCAATCGCCTGTTCAATTTCAATCGCGTCTTCACTGCGTGCGAGATACAAGCCGATGCCGAAAGCCTGTGCCGCTTTCTTCAAAGCATCAGAAATTGCGCCCTTGAACTCGTCACCCAAATCAAGGATTGCTCCCTGCTTGGTGCGTTTGATTTTCTGACCACCAATACCGTCGCGGACGATTGTGCTGAACTCGCTCAGGAAATATTCAACGCGGACATGCGCAATCACAAAATCGGGGTCTGTCGGGTCGCGATGACAACTCTGAACAGTCATTGACCACCTGTCAACACCGAAAACTTTGTTCAGTCGGTTGATGACTTCACTGACAGGGATGTAGGTGAGACTAACCCCGCCCTTGTTGATTGAGCGCTCCATCTCTCGCGGGAACTGCTCTGACAGTTGAGCGTAAAGATTCGGGTTGTTGTTTGTCATCGGATTTGCTCCTTGTGGACGATGATGTTTGTTTTTGCTTCGCCAACTTCGCAGTATTGGTCTGCGTTGATGCCGATTTTTGAAAGTTCTTTGACTCGCCAATATGAGGGTTGAACATAGTCAAGAAGTTTCATTGCTATCTCTTCTGATGTCATAATTACTTCGCCCGTATCCAAATCCACCGACATTTGACCCAACCTACGCAAAACCTCACGAGTCAAATCCTCGTGATTCCACGCTTTACGGTCAGAACCAATCTTCTTTTCTACAGCCTGCCCATTGGATGAGGCGGTTGGAATGTCGGGAAGTTTGTCAATAATTTGGGTTGAGTAATCGCCATAAATCAGACCGATTTCAGCCTTGATTTTATGCAACAAGACCAAAGCGTCAACGAGCGACTGAATGTCATCGCTTGCAACAACCGCCTTCAGATGTGAATCAAGGGCAATCATTTGCTTGCGGAAATCCGTCAATGGGGAAATCAGTGACGACTGTTCCCATGCTTCGTACGCTTTATCGGTCATGTCACCCCTTATATAGTTGGAATCTTCTTGCCCAATACTACTGACAAACGGGTCATCGTGTCAAGGCTCGGGGAGAAATGACCATTTTCAATACGGTTTACCGTTTTGCGGTCAATGCCTGCGAATTCGGCAAGCGTGTCCTGACTGAGTTCAGCCTTGATGCGATTATCTTTGCACCAATCGGAAACAATCTTCCTGCTCTTTTTTGAAGCACCGACGAGTTGTGATTTGCTTGGTTTTGGGGTCTTTTGTGTCTTGGTTGCCATTGTGGTATTACCTCCTTACACAATGATAGTGACTGGTCTCCTTTGAGGCAACCCCAAACCCGTCAAAAACACAAATGCCCCCACAGCCGAGTCAACTTGGTCGTCATGGGTCATGGCTTCGGGAAAAGCCGAAAATTCGTCCAACCAATCAGTCAACCAGCCACCGCGGACGAGGCGGACATTACCGTTTGCTACGGCAGCCGAGAAAGGTCGTGCCCTTGTGATTTTATCCCCCGTTGGGCGCTCACCCCACAGGTCATAACCCGGTACCACATATCGGGCGTATTGGTCAATAAGTGCCTTACCCGAAGAGCCAGGTTCTTGCTCCATTCTAATGGGAACCGTCAATCCATCTTCTTTGGCTGTTTGGGCGATAAAAGCCTCAACCTTGTCGGATTTAGCCCTTATTTTCCGTACATCTATTACATAGGCAACACCCTCATGAAACATCATTAGTGTCCCCACCGTCCAGTCGGGGTCGGGGTTGCTTGCGTTCGGCTCGGTAGATGCCAAGTCCCAATATCGGACAAAACGAGAAGCATTCTGTATTTGTGGCAATTCCGTGTAATCAATTATCGGGAAATTGGTTCTATCAAACAGGCTTCCTAGCGTGGTTGCCCACCAATCACCGCTCTCAAGCCTCTTTCGTTCAATCGGGTCAAGGACGGAAAGAGCCTGACGGTATGACTCGGCATCAATTCCGGGGTTGTCCGTCAAAAACGAGGGGACAAATACCCTACCCGAAGACCTACCCTCTACGATAAATCGTTGCCTCACCCAATTCGGGGCAGGGTTGGATGCCGCCCTCATGCGTAGGGGGACTTTGGAAAGTTCGCCACTGGCGGGTCGGCGCAAACGAGAAAACAGATACCGATAATCGGACTCTCTGATTTCGGTGACTTCATCCATTCCAATGAACTGAAATTCTGAGCCCTTGTACCTAAGAAAGTCGTTCGTGTTATTTAAATATCCAAAAGAAATTCGCGCCCCCGACGGGAACGTAGCCACATAACTATTTGCGTTCCAATGAACTTCCTCATTGCTGACACACCAAGATTTAAAACGGTCCATCAACGCACCAGGCAAAGCAAGGTCAGCGTAGGTTTTTCTGAACAAAATCGCAGAATAATTCGGTATGTCAACGAATTGCAGTGCCGACATTAAAAGAGCGGATGACTTACCACCACCCGCTGCTCCACCGAATAATGCTTCCAAAGCGTAGGTACGAAGAAACACTTTTTGTGTGACGGACGGTATTTCTGGACAAAACAACGGCTCCTTCGGTTGTAGGTAATCGTAAATAGATTTCCAATCAGTCATGGGTTCCCGCAATTTGTTTAGGTTTCAGGCATAATGTACTATGGATTAGCATGCATTTTTGCTAGGGTGACAGCAAATGAACAAGTTCAATTTTCGCAGATTTCTCACCCGCACAAGTGCAGCCAATTCTCTAATGATTTTATTTTTAGTGGGAACATCGGTGGGTGCGGGAATGATTTTACTACCAGCAGGATTTATCGTTGGTGGTATTGCGTGTGGTTTGCTCGGCTTTCTGCTTGGGTCTGAATAATGGCGTGGAATAGTCCCTCAAATAAAGGCACTCCCCCCGTAGAGGAGAAGGCGCTAAGTCCTGGCGCACCAGTTGTTTATGACATAGGCAAAACGGGAAGACCCTATAAAGACGGTTGGGATATTGAGCGTGCTTACCGCGAGGGTCATCAAAAGATTACTTGGGTGTTCCGATGCATAGACGCTATTGCGGGTAATCAGGCGCGTCTTCCCATGATGCTCCGTAAGGACAATGACCAACGAGGCGAGAGAATTAAAACTCGCCGACCGATTCTTGAATTGCTCAACTCAAAATCAAACATCGGAGAAAACTCCTTCATCTTCCGCTACAGGCTGTCAGCGCAACTCATGATGAGTAGCCGTGGAGTATTTATTGAAAAAGTAAAAGGTCGTGACGGTCGTCTTATCGGTCTGCAACTTCTTCCCCCACAGCACACCGCTCCAATTCCAGATGTCAAAAATTTTGTTGCAGGTTATGAAGTTGACATGCGCAACGGCTTCAAAGCCACACTCAAACCCGAAGATGTTTGTTGGATTCGCCGCCCGCATCCACTTGACCCATATCTTTCCATAACCCCCATGGAATCTGCGGGCATAGCCATTGAACTTGAGAACCTATCCAAGTTATACAACCGCAACTACATGCTGAATGATGGGCGACCTGGCGGATTGCTCGTCGTTCGTGGCGACATCCAAGAGGACGATAGGGAAGAACTCAAAAACCGTTTTCGCGGAAATCTCACCAAGGTCGGTGGAACAAGCGTTATCGCATCGCAGGACGGGGTTGATTATGTAGACACATCATCCTCCCCTCGCGACGCTGCGTACACAGAAATGAGAAGAATTCAGAAAGAAGAAATACTTGCCGCTTTCGGTGTTCCAGAATCCGTAATCGGAAATGCTGCTGGAAGAACCTTTTCTAACGCTGCCGAAGAATTGCGAGTGTTTTGGATGGAAACAATGACCCCGCACCTCCATACACTTGCACGCGCCCTAGATGAACTTGACGATAAATACTATGTGGATTTTGATACTTCAGATATTCCAATTCTGATTATCGCCAAGCAAGAACGAGAGCGCTACCACATGGACGAATTTCAGCAAGGTCTGATTTCGTTAAACGAGTATCGCGAGGCGACAGGAAAGAAAAAGGTTGAGTCGGAACTTGCCGACTCGTTGCTGTCTAACCCGAATCTTACTCCCATTGCAAACACCGAGAAACCATTCAAGGCTGACCAACAGCAACCAGTTGACATGGTTGGTGTTGACCAAGGAGCGCCCGCAGGTGGCGGTCTACCTCCGATGGAGGGCGCTGCGGAAATGCCACAACCTGCACCACCGGCACCGATTCCTGCGCCCGAACCCGCAGGAGCAGCGACGCAAGGGGCAGCACCCGCAGGAGCGCCAGAAACAGGCGCACTACAGCCCCAACAACAATTAAGCGAATGGGAAACCCTTCAGCATGAAATCAACAGAAAATTTGTTGAGGGTGTGGAAACAAAGGCTGACGAAGACACTAATAGGTGGACAGAAATTTTGGACAGGACGCTTGAACGTTTGTTTGAGCGTCAGCAGAGGGTTGTGACCGAGAAGGCTTTCGGCAAGAAGGCTTTGAAAGCGTTAGAGAACGGAACGCTTACCGCCGATATGTTTTTTGATACGAAAGTGTGGAATAAACAATTGGCTGACGATGTGAAGCCCGTGATTCTTGCGATTTGTAACGAGGGTAAAGATTATGTTTCGGCTCGTTCAAACATGCCAGCAGAGGTTGACCAAGAAGAACTTGAGCGTTTGGCTCAGGAACAGATTCAGCGCATGCAACAGGCGAATCAGTCAACATTTGAGGAAATTGCTGCAGCGGTATTGGTTGCGTTGGCTAGTGGCGGAGATGAAGACAAATCCGCCCTGTTACGAATTGCGCTTGCCGCAATCTTTATCAACTTGTTGAGAAAACGTCGCCGTGCGATGGCAGAGCATGAAGCACAATCAGCGTTCAACGCAGGTGTCTATGTTTCTGGCAAGTCTGCTGGCGGGTTAACAAAGACTTGGTTGACGCGCAAAGATGCCAAGGTTCGCGCAGCGCACGCCTTCTTGGAGGGAAAGACTGTAGATTTCGGGGAAGGGTTTGCTGTGAGTGGTTCCATGTTGCGTTTTCCAGGTGACCCGCTCGCGCCACCATCGCTGACCTACAACTGTAGATGTCGCATCCGATTGAGGTTTGAGTAGTTCACACGTAACGAAATGACACTTTACTGAAAGTGTTGCATTATAAAAGATGTAAATAGTTTAAAGTTGTAGGGTATGTCTGATGTGATGCAAACCGCCGCCCTTGAAATGACCGAATACAAGGCATCACAAGGTCAAATCAACATTGACGAAGCCCAAGGAATCGTTGAAGCGTTTGTTGCTGGTATCGGGAACAAGGACTCCGTAGGTGACATTATCGTCACGGGTGCGTTCGCCGAAAGCCTAAAAAGACGTAAACCGAGAGTGGTTTGGGGTCACGACTGGAATTCACCAATCGGAAAAGTCCTTGATATCTACGAGGTTCCACGCACCGACCAACGCCTGCCAGCAAAGATGCGTAACGCAGGCATCGGCGGATTATATGTTCGCGTGCAATTCAATCTCAAGTCAGAACGAGGAAGACAGGCGTTCGCCGATGTTTCGTTCTTTGGCGAAGAGCAAGAGTGGTCAATCGGATACAAAACCCTTGACGCCGACTTTGACCCACAGAGAAATGCGAACGTTTTAAAGAAAGTTGAACTGTACGAAGTTTCTCCCGTGCTTCATGGAGCAAATCAACTAACAGGGACAATCAGTATTAAGGCAGACGAATCTGTCAAGGGCGCTTCGGGTAGTCCATGTTGGGATGGTTACAGACAGGTCGGCATGAAACCTGGCAAGAACGGAAAGATGGTGCCGAATTGTGTTCCGATAGGAGAAAAGGGCGAACAACTAAGAGACCCCAAGGGTGGTCTCACCGCAGCGGGTCGTGCACACTTCAACCGTACCGAAGGTTCAAACCTCAAGCCAGGTGTGAGGGGTCCTGCTGATACGCCTGAGAAGATGCGTCGTAAGGGTTCTTTCCTGACGCGTTTCTTTACAAACCCGAGTGGTCCGATGAAGGACGAAAAGGGACGCCCGACGCGCTTGGCGCTTTCCGCCGCTGCTTGGGGAGAGCCCGTTCCACAGGATAGGGAAGCAGCAGCAAAACTCGCGGCTAAGGGTCGCAGACTTTTGGAGCGCTACGAGAACTCCAAGAAAAAGAAGAGCGACGCCGTAGACATTGACGAAATATACAAGATTGCCGAGCAGTTCGGGG